GTTTTTTTTTTTTTTTTGCCCCCACGCAGTGGGCCCCGCGGGAGCGATTCACAAAAAATGTTCAATCGAAGTTTTTTAAAGTTGGTAGAAGTCAGTATTACCTTCTACCAACTTCGGTTACAGGTTACAACCTTACCGAAGTCAGACCAGAGAAAATAATCTTTTCGAAGAGACAAATGATCGACATACTAAAGTTTACTCGAGACACGAAGCCCGACCCCCAGAAGTTCTGGGTGTTCACTCTGAACAACTACACTGAGTTGGAGACGAAGACAATCAATCACTGGCTATGCACCCGCATGGCCGTCGGCGACGAAATTGGTGAAAACGGCACCCCCCACAAGCAAGGCATGGTTGTGTGGCGAACCGCCCGCCGTCTTACTCAAATGAAAAAGATTTTACCTAGGGCCCATTGGGAATGGGGCCGCGACATCGAAATGGCGTGGAACTACTGTATTAAAGATGGAATCTTCACTATTCAAGACAATCGTAAGCAGGGTCAACGTAAGGACCTGCATGATTTCCGCGACGCTGTCAAAGGCGGAGCTTCTGATCGCGAACTCGCTGATCATCACATTGGACCGTATCTCCGTTGTGGCAACATGCTAAAGCGTCTACGAGACGCCTATCAAGATGAACGTGAACAGTTCACTAACTGCTTGTTTGTGCACGGTCCCTCTGGTCTCAGGAAGAGCTACTGGATCAAGCGGTGCTTCCCCGCGCATCTGCGACAGTTTTTGGAATATGATGGAAAATACTTCTCGGACTACCGTCACCGTCAAGTAGTTATCTTTGACGATATGGATATGCACCATATGTCGCGTGAGCTCTTCCTTAAGCTGTGCAACCATGTCCCGTACCAATTGCGATGCATGGGTACCTACGTCGAGTTCAATTCGAAGCTCGTAGTATTTATCTCTAACTACTCTCCCAACCACTGGATGGGTTTGATTGGTTGCGCCCCTGATAACGACGGCGTGTTCCACGACGCGTCTATTGAGCGCCGCCTTACCAAGATTGTCGAGTTCACTGACGAGACATTTGATGATCAAGAACTTCAGGTCGAAGTTCGAGCACTCCTAGAAAATATTGACTAGGAACAACACCATGCCTGGTAAGCGCTCCTACTCCGGCTTTCGTCGTTTCCCCAGAGTCGCTAAGAAATACCGCAAGCTCGGCTCCTACCACCGTGGTCGTGCCGCTGGTGTCATCCAGCGCGCTTTCCGACGCAGGCGCAACCGCCGCCGCGTTTACAATGTACTTAAAAGGAGAGCCGTACTCAGGTTTAACCGTAGTTCGAAAGAAATGGTTTTTAAATCCTTTACTATTGAGATACCGGACTCTATGCTCATTACGCAGCCCCCCGGCGACCTTGTCGGCCGTGGCATTGTCTCCGCTGAACAACGTGTTCTTAAAGAATGTATTGAGATTGGCGCCATCCTTAAGGATCCCGCCGCCCCTAATCTCACAGAAGCCTTCAGTCAGGAATTTACTAATTACCTCGAACTGTACAAACAGGTTCGTGTCGTTCATGGATCTATCAGTCTCATGAAATTCTCGCCGGGTTTAGGCGATGGTACCAGTGCTACTGGGACCCCTCCAACGTCCTCTGTTGGCTATCAGGGTGATCCCAAATGGGTCGCTTATGCCCATAGTGTCATTGACACGGGTGCATTCAAGGATGTAAGTAGCTTACAGAATCTTAACATCCAGCCCTCGGCTAATGTGGCCTCCACAGTTATTAATGAATATTTCAGTAATTCTAATGCTCGCTTAACTCAGCTAAGCTGGGATAATAAAAAATCAGTTAAGACAAAAATTATATGTCCTACTAAGAAAGAAGAGTGGTCTCAGCAATATTATGGCATCTTTAGTGCAGCTGTACCGCCAGTGGCGGGTGTTCAACTACGTACGAACTGTCCTTGGCTTGATACAGGCGTTGTCGAAGCAGTTGCGAAGAATACCTTGCCAGCGGGCCACCCAAATTATTTGAGCGTATATGCTTTAATGAGGCTACCGCCATATACAATATTCGGGAATACGTTCCCCCAGCGCGTCCGCTACGACGGTGGCGCTGCTCCCCCCGTGGTCCCGCTTGTTACGCCGCTATTTGAGGGTGTTATATCAATAACTTGCGCGTTTCGCGTACCCACCCTCAGAAATTAACCCACCCTCTCGAAAAATATCATCGTTTCGTGTTTTTTTTTTTTTTTTGCCCCCACGCAGTGGGCCCCGCGGGAGCGATTCACAAAAAATGTTCAATCGAAGTTTTTTAAAGTTGGTAGAAGTCAGTATTACCTTCTACCAACTTCGGTTAC